ACAAACACAATCATAACTAGCAGAAACATTTTTATAACTAACTAAAGTGTCGCAACGATTACAAAATCTTTTCATTTATTTCCCTTTCTTTACCCATAGAACAGCGCTTCTAGGCGCTAACTCGGCATTACAGACAAGTTCAATAGCCTTATCTGTATCTTCTGCCCAAGTAGCGATTCTAACTCTCCCTTTATCGTGTCTAAGACACACAACAAACATACCGCCATACTGACCGTTAGCGTTCCAAGTCATTCGTTATCCTCTTCAATAACTTCTACCTGTGAATAAGTTGCCTGTAAATCCCAACCATATTCTTTGAGAATATTAGCCAAGGCTTTTACTTCTGCCTGTTCCTCATCACTAGCAAAAACATTAGTAATTAGGTTGTAATAGTCTCCAATAAACTCCACATTATAGTAAAGCCCTGCGTTTTCTTCATTCATTAGTTTTCTCCCTTTTCTTCTTGTGTTGCGAAACAATTAGATTCAATAAACGCTGTAAGTAGATTCAAGCCATAGTGGTTTTTATCCCAATCTGTATCACATAGTAAATTGTGTATCTCTAACAGTTCCCAAGTCTGTTCCTTAGTCATCTCATTTCCCTTTCTTTGTATAGCCGTTGTTAGCTATAAAACTAACAATACAGATTCGACACGCTAAAACAAGAACATTTCATAGACCGTTATCAAACCGTTATAAACGACAAAAACCCCTAGCGGACAAAGACTAGGGGTTTAGGCGGGCTATCTGGTATCGGGTATCACAACCGAATTTTAGAACCAAATAACCAAAACTTAGGTTAGCGGTTTATTGCCCCGCTTTTCATTACAACTCTTATGTGCTGGTAGCAGTATCGCATTAGAACCAAATTCAGCAGGATTAATATGGTCAGCAACCCAAGTATCGTTAAACCTAGCACCCCCACCGCACAAATGGCAAAGTAAAGCTGTTTCCCGAACCAATTTAGCCCTCTTACGATAATCACCAGAATACTGTCCTGTCTGCTTCTTCACTTCTGCCCGTTTAGCGTTATGTAGGCTTTGAACCAAATGTTCGTGTGTCTCACACCTATTGCCACCAGAAGTTAGAACGCCACAATCTAGGCAAGGTTTAGGAAATCTACCCATTATTGCTCACAATTGCTTATAGCCTCAAATTCGGTCTGGTATTTATCCCAACAATTTTCAACCGAATCTTGACCGAAGAAACTAAAGATTCCAACCAAAATAATTACAACCAGAATAGCGTTGATTACAACTAAGATTTTTTCAAATAGTCTCAAGGTAGTATCCTAACGAACCGAATTTGGCTTTTCTTGAAATCAGTAAGCAACTGAACTTTAGTTGTCTTATACATCAAGTTAGCGTTAATAATCTTTCCATCACCCAGATAGATTGCTGAATGATAAAAGTTTGTTGAACCAGAATAAGCAAAAACAACAATATCCCCAACTTTTGGTTTGCTTACACGTTTACCTAAATGTGCTTGCTTGTTCGCTGAATGAGGTAACTCAAAACCTACCTTGCTGTAAGCCCACACAACCATACCTGAACAATCCCAACCAGAAGGAGTAGAACCAGAAAACACATAAGGAGTCTTATCTGCGAACCGAACCAAATGTTTAGTTACACCAACCAAATGTTCACGTTTTTGAACCAAATGTCTTTGCTTGTCTAACTGCACAAGTTTTTCAACCAAATTATAGGTTTGTGTGTTTACTGGCTTACTTGTTGAACCGAAACTTGCCCACGCCCCAACCAAAACAAGGAACGCTGTTACTAAAGCTGTAAATAATTTCATTTTCCCTTTCCAATCTAATCTTTACCCCAGCCAGTTCCCTTGAACCGAACCGAAGGTGTACCAAATAGTCTAACCACATTTTCTTCACATTTGTCACATTTTTCTGGTGCTTTATGTTCAACCTGTATAGATTCAGTAAAAATCTGTACATGTTCATTAGGACACTTATACTCATAAACTGGCAAATAAATCATCTTCTTTCTCTTCACTTGTGTTGATGGCGTGTTCGAGTCTGCCAGCAATGATAGGTAAGTATTCTTCGGTTAGTTCAATGCCGATAAATTGTTTGTTTTCTAGGATGGCTGCTTTGCCTGTTGAACCAGAACCTGTAAACGGGTCTAAGACTGTTCCGCCTTCAGGTGTAACCAACCGAACCAAATACTGCATCAAAGCTGTCGGCTTGACTGTTGGATGGAAGTTTTGTTTAGGTGGATTGACGAAAGTTCTGTCAGGACATTCACAAGGCTTCAAGATAGATGCACCGCAAATAGCACACAACCTGCCTAGCCCGTTTCCTTTACCAGCCGATTCTTGTGCAACCAAATCATCTAAACCTTCATTTCGGTCTTTCTTATTTGCTTTAGCGACATAAAAGAACCTGCTCGCCCCACCACTATCCCCAAACTCGCCATTGGCCTGACCTGCTTTTATTCCCACCCCAGAGCCATAAGCATTAGCGTTAAATCCATCACTTGTGCGAATACCTGCTTTGCCAGATTTAGTTATTCCTGATTGTTCATCAAGTAGTTCTGCTGTGTATTCGTCAAGAATAATGTTTGCTGGCCAACGCCCAACACTCTCACGACTTGTAAAAGGCTCACCAACAGCATCACCAAAAGGTTTAGCCCCATTATCAAAAGTATTTATGGTAACCGTTTCTGTGCCTATTCTGGTTGCATCAATGTTTAGCCCACCAACACCCCACTCCAACACATTCTCTGCAACAGTCCCAACCAAAGGCTTACGACCAACCACAATAGGTTCAAAAGCAGGTTTCAACGCTGTACCCCAACCATCCCACTTCTTAGCATCATCAGTAGCAGAAGCAGTAATGAAATCAGTTTTGCCTACTGTCCCTGACTCATAGAGCGTGTTATTTTTTGTGGCATTTTCTCTACTATTAGGATTACGCCCCATAACAGTTCTTTCAGCCCCATGCAACTTATCTATTGCTTTACTTATGTTGTGTGACTTAGGAAAACCAGAACCATACAACCAAGCGATACTGTCACGCATTTCAAAACCAGAATCCTCAATAGCAACCGCCAGCCTATGCCAAGTCCTAGAACCACCAAAAGCAAGAATGTGACCACCAGGCTTCAACACCCGCAAACACTCTTTCCAAACATCCACGTTATAAGCAATACCAGAGTTATCCCAAGTCTTACCCATAAAACCAAGTTCATAAGGCGGGTCAGTAACAATAGCATCAACCGAATTATCGGCAAGCGTAGGTAAAACATCTAAACAACTACCAAAAAATACTTTGGCATTTTCTAAATCTATTGCTGGGTTCATTCTTCTTCCAAAGGGTCGTAGGTGGCTTGGAAACCTAAAGCTATGTCTGTGTTAGAAAGCACAACTGCATCTCTTGTATCTTGTGTTGGTTGTTTTTCAGCGTGTTTATGTGTCCTGCGCCAGTTTTTAACCAAACTAACCGAATCTCGGTCATCGGTTTCAAACTCTGCGCCACAAGAACACACTTCACGAATCATTACAACTTCCAGACAGTTCCTGTAAAGTCTTTTCCTTTTTCTAACGCAAAGCAAACCAAACCTGGCTGGCTATCTTCACCAGAGTTTAGTCTCCACCAGTTAGAGCCATTATCAAGCGTTGCAGCCTGAACCCAGAATCTGCTTGTTCCCCTGCTCGTTGAACCAAGTTCCTGTACTCTGAGGTGGTGGAAGTGACCAGAAACCAGAATTGTTGATGCTGTTACTGGTTGCTTACCGAATGACTGTTTGCGCCACCAGTCTGGGATGCCTTCGGGTCTGTTCGCTTGATGTCCATGCACCATGCCGAGAATATGGTAGGAATCACCGAATATGTCATAGGCTAACGACTCATCAAAAGTTGCTGGTTCATGGAAAGTTATGTCAAGCCCAACTTCCTTAGAAAGTCTGGCAAGAGTCCTACCAATGTGGATACCCCAATCATCCGTAGGAGTACCAACCTTCTGCTTGTTCACTCGGAACTGACAGTGATTGCTTCCAACTGAAAGATAAGTAATAGGCGCAAACTTGGCTAACTCTTTCAAAGTTTCCCACGCCATAGCCGTAGCCACATCAACCTGCTGCATAAGCGACATAGAATTTGTGGCGAGCTGGTGAAGGTCAGCGACATTACCGAAATTTTCTATAACATCACCTACATCAGCTAGGACTATGCGTTCTGGTTTAATTTCTTTTACCTTGTCTATCAGCCTTGCTTGCGTTTCAGCAACACGTTTGAACATGGCTTCAGTTCCGCCCCTATGGTCTACCTTGCCAACCTGTAAATCTGACCACAAAACAACCAAAGCCTTACCTGACGAAACAGGTTTAGGCGTAACTGGTTTAGTTTTCTTAGCCAACGCATAAAGCAAAGGCAAATCTAAAGTAGCGTTCTTCCTTTTCCAACGAATCCTCACAGCAGTCATCCACATAGGGTCTAACGGAAAAGGTCGTGCAA